AGTAAGCTTTAGTGGTACCTAGGTCTATCTAGGGTCTACTAGGAGGCATAAGGTTATGCTGTACGTTTCCACATATAGACGACCACATATGGCTGCATAATGTTATGGGCAGCTCCACCACCAGTGGACGATGTAGTTCTGGTGTTTGTAGTCCCATCAAGTTCACTAATATCTCTTTCTGAACTACCAAAGATTTCCATGTCTGTCTGCACACTGAAAGCTACTGTGTGGTCGTGAGCAGGCATCTCATTGATGGACAACGTGTGTGTCTTAGCACCACCTGTCTTCTCTGAGGAACCATCAGTAGAAGCAGCTACAAAGTCAGCATCAGCAGGGTCGTTATAATCATGTCCTGCCAGTACTTTTCCTGCACCATAGGGAGCCCAAGTTCCACCAAAGGCAGAAGCTGGGCTTGTGTTAGCCACAGACGCATAGATAGAACCTATAGGATAAGTAGAGTTAAGAGCTTCAGCTTTCACTAAGTTCCAAACTTCAGCTGCAGTAATACCTGTAGCCAACGATGGGGTTACTTCACCCTCGCTATCTGTAGATGTTGTAATCGCAGGTTCACTGATGCCTACCAATGTCTTTATCTTTGCTGCAGTGATGTTTGTATTAAAGGTGGCATTGGTACCATCGGATACTATGGCAGTCTTCTTGTTGAGTTCTGTAGGTGTCGCAGTGACTGCTGCATCCACGTTGGGAAAAGTAGCCTTAATGGTACTCTTGATAATCTTTAGGTGTTCATCGATTTCAGACAAGGCATCAGTCTCTGGAGGGAAACTTGCGTTGAGACTATTGATGTAAGTTCCGGTTTCTACGGTCATGACTTAGTACCTTGGTTTAATAGGGGTTTCTTGGACTCTTAGGTCCTTGGTTTCGTGGGGGAACTAGAGTGGTCTTGGGTGGGCCCTGCTTAAAAGAGACAGACAACAACAACAACAAGTCGACCCTTTACCCTTGTTTTTGAAATCATTAGTACATTTGACCCATGGGGCTGACATTTGTCACTAGGAGTCCCTGGAATCATAGACATTTGTCCATATGTGGCCTACAGCCTAGACAGACACGTCAATCGATATGTTATCGGCTGACCTTTAGAGACTTTAGTTACTGACTTATAGACATTGGGAAAATTTGTTGGCTTAAGGCTTTTTCTTTGTGTTGAAAATAGGGAATTAACCCAAGTACCACCAAAGCTCCCTCAAGTACCACCAAAGCTCCCTCATGTCTTCTCAAGTACCACTCAAGCTCCCTCATGTCTTCTTGAGTACTACCAAAGTCTCACTGTATCTCATGTATCTAAAGTTATCTCAGTAGTCACCTAAGCTCACTGTGAGGGAGACAAGAGTTGTCGGTGACTACTGAGTTAACAAATGATTGACACATGTATACATAGGTATTCGGTTGTTTATTACATATGTTCTTCGGTTCAACATCCGCAACGCTCAGAACACATGTATATCCTCATAGGGTGGACACTTCTCCAAATACAATAGAATAGGTATTCATATGAACATTTAGTTGACTGAATGACTATTCAGAAAACATGTCGATTGACTAGTATTATCAGATAGATAGGAGTATTGTGAGGAAGGTGTCGGAGGGTCAGCATGCACTCCACGTTAGTCTTGTTACTAACACACATGGAGGCAGCTGTTCCTTCGGCATCCCTTCTATACAATCCTGTACAGATTTGTAACTCTACAACAGTAATTCATCTATGCATAGCACTTATGATTATAAGTCATTGGTTAACATGTGTTGTCCTCAGTAAAATACCGTCTCACCTATGAATACACCTTACTGAGGACCAACGTAACACTTATGAACTTTATGCTTACCTTCACTGTCTTTACCTTGTTTCTGATTGCCCTTGATAACTTGACTTTAGTCTCTCAAGATACCAAAGACTCTTCGCCAAACATTCCAAGGACTTTCCCTTCTTCTCGTACCTCCACAGGTACTTGAGTACATTACCCTTACAGTAACCACGAAATGCTTCAGGGGTCATTGATGCTTCAATGGCCTCTATGCACTCAACATTCCCTGCAGTGTAATGACTAGGACTGTTCACCATGTCTTTAGCCTGTTCTTCTTCAGCTAACTTATGGTATGCCTCCATGGTCACTGCATTGTTTGGTTCAATCGCATGATACTCTTTTCGTAATTTGTCCCAGTCAGCTGGGGTTGCACTGTTAATTCCATGTCCATCGTTCATATGACTACACCTCTTCATCATCAAAGGTGTCTGGAGCTAACTGTCTTGCAGCAGCAATATGATAGGCAGACATTGCTCTGTCTAATGCACCATCAGCTGCAGCGAGTTTATCAACGATAACTTTCCGGTTGTGTCTCGCCATTGTTACGTCTCGACCTAATCTTTGTAGGTCAGGTTCTGCCATGTCACCAAAGTAATGTGTCGTTAACAATGATGATTGTAAATTAGGTTTTACCATCGTAGTCATTACAGTCTTCTCCTTGTGTTATATAGCCAATCTGCACACTGGACTCTTTCTTTCCGGGTCTCAGTAAGTAACTCCTTGCAGCGTTTGGCTTGTTGTTGTTTATGAAGTTTAGCGTTGTATAAGTCACCATCCTCAAGACCAACGTAATAGTTAGTAGCGGTTGTTGTCTGGTTAGTATCGGTGTTACGAGACTTGGTTAACTGCAGCTTCTCTCTCCAGGTTAATATCATCAAGACACCTCACTCGTCACAATTGGGACAACTAATGTGTTGTCTCCACTCTTCATTGGTTACACCAGTAATCAAGTACTCACGGTCCTCAGGACTGAGGTCTGGACACACGTCTTGTATCAGCTCACCGTTTGCATGACGAATCAATTGCTCTTTGGTTACATCGATTTCTCTTTGGTGAGTAACACCAGTCAATGAGGAAACTTTAGTCACTCTCATCGTCCCGGCTCCCATAAGTTGATAGTCTCTGTATCCCAGTTCCAATCGACAGACCTAAGTATCCTGGCACAACGACTCTGGACGATTGCATACTCTCTGGTTAACCCTGCTTTGATGTATGCCTGAGCTACTTGGTCCCAACTTGGATGGTTGCCTAAGATGGCTTCAGCTTTCTTAGGACCAGTCCCAGGTAGGCCTTTATAGCCATCCGTGACATCACCTGTAAGACACTGCGTCAGAAAGTAATAGTCAGCCTCTGCATCTTTGACTTGCAGCAGCTCATCAGCCATTGGTCTATAGAGTTTGCCTGGGATAGTCTTCATGTCTTTATCATCTGAGACAATACAAGTTGGATGAGTCTTAGCAGACTGGAGGATGCCCATAATGTCATCAGCTTCTAAAGTGTCCTGTACATGACACATGAAGTTGTCTTTGGCCCACTCTATCAAGTGTTTGTAACCCACTGGCTTTCTGACTTTCTTGCGTCCACCCTTGTAGTCAGGAAACACAGTCTTTCTAAAGTTCTCACCTTCGGTAAGACAGACGAGCATCTTGTCTGCTTGCAGACGTTCACAGAAGGCCTGTAGTCGACTTGTAAACATGCGTTTAGCTGCAGCTACATCACATGTTAGAGACCATACGTCATCCCCCCAGTCAGTTTCGTCTTCACAAGCTGCAGCTGCCTGATAGAGATACAAGTCACCATCAATAAGTAACGTGGTTTCTTCGCTAGAGAAGCTCTTTAATACGTTCATCGATTCCCTCCATAAACTCAAAGCCTTCTTCAGTTATCATCCACTTCTTGCCAAATGTCTCATCTTCAATCTGTGTTGTGATAAGACCTGAGCTGGCACAGACAGCTACATACCAAGCACCGTTACGTGCAAAGTTACTTTTAACTGTGAAGGGTTCTCTAGCTGCTTTGTCGAGGACTAACCAAAATGATACGAGCTGTTCAACGTCATCGTTGAAATCAATAGATTCAGTGTGTGTCACACCAAGTGAGTCCCACGGCATAATCTGCTTCGATTGGGAGTTTGCTGGTGATTCCAAAATGAGTTCCTGCTTCTTTCGCCATTCCTCTAAGTATGTTACCGACATTGTGTGCTACCTCTTCAGTTCGACATGCAATCTGCAGTTCGTCATGTACCCATGCCAAGATGAGTGCATCGTTCTGTAGTTGCTGTCTTGTTATCTCCTTGTCGACCAGGGCTAACCACTTCTTACACAGAAGGGCTCCTGCTGACTGGAGAAGTTGTGAAAGGCATTTATGCTCTGACCTTACGAACAGCTTTCTGCCGTCCAAACCTTTGAGGTATCCGCGCTTATATGCTTGTGAAAGTTCGTTCTTTAATGATTTAAAACTAGGAATATTCTTGTCAAACTCTGACTTAAGTCTCTTACCGTCTTTGGCATTACCACCGACTAACTTACCAATGAGAGCATCTCCACCCCCATAAGTAGTTGCATAGATGAATGTCTTAGCTGCATCTCTTGTGGGTAAACCTGCTGCCTTCTGATTGAAAGTATGAATGTCTCCATCCATGATTTGTTTGGCGTACTCACCGCCATCATCAAGAAAGTAGGCAAGACACCTAAGCTCCAACTGAGACAAGTCGCCACCACAGAGGTGCCATCCCTTGGGAACCGTAAACAACTCTCTCATGGGTTTACCGTAGGCTGCTCTAGCTGACACAGTCTGTGCTACGTTTGGATTACGATGGCTTGCTCTACCTGATACAGTGCCACCAGAGACAATGGTGTGTCTTAGCTTGCCGTCAGTGTCTACCATCTTGAGCCATGCTTGGCTACCCTCAGCCAACTGAGCGATTCTCTTTTGTACTAACATAAACTTCGCTAGTTTCTTAGCTTCAGGATATGGCAACTGAGACAGTACAGTCTCGTCTACCTTGGCCTCACCACTGGGGGTGAATGACTTAGGTTTCCAACCGTACTTTTGTACAAGGCAATAGTGAATATGCTTACGACTGTTAGGGTTAAACTCAACAACCTTGACCTTCGTAAAAGGCTCTCCTTTGACGTATCCACGAGTCTTATTGTTAGCTTTAGGTATGAACTCAGTATGTATCTCCCACGGCTCAAACAGCTCGTTTAGCTCCTTCTCAAGCTCTATCCGGGTCGTTGCTAACTCAGCGTACAAATGCTCTGCTGCTTTAATGTCAAAGGTCCAACCGTTGTTGCCAACTCTGTAGCAAATCTCAGCTAACTCATGTTCTAACTCAAGCGACTCCTCAGAGAAACCTTTAGCCATCTTCATAAGCTTTTTGTATAACTCATAGGTAACCGTTACATCTTGCTGACAATACTCAAGCATCTCAGGGTTACACTCTTCCCAGCCTCCCTCATAGTCACCTTTCATGGTTCCCATTCGCAGACCCCAAGCCTTAAGTGCATGGCTGCCATACATTCTTTTCTTGAAGTCTTCGGGTAGACCGACAGATGTTGCATCGTCATTCATAAGGTCAGCAGCAACTAGTCTACTGATGACAAGTGTGTCTATGACTTTGCCTGTTGGTTTCCAATGTGGATAAACTTTTTGTAGTGCAGGTATGTCAAAACCAATGATGTTGTGGCCTATGATTTCTTCAGAATCTCTTAGTAAGACAAGAGCCTCAGTGATGCCTTCTGTTCCATGGTAAATCTTAGGTCCTTCATTAGTTGTTGTATCTTGGATTGCGATACAGTGGATCGTGTCTAACTCCTGAAGTAATCCATTGCTCTCCAGGTCAAACACTAGACTCATACAGCCATTTCAATTTGAGTAACGTAATCATTGACGTTAGTGTTTCTCAAATGCCAACGACCAACAGTGGCTTTCTTTCCTTCACGGTTCTTGACTCTGATGTCTTCTCGAACAATGTCAAAGCCTTGGTTCTTTAAACTGTGTATATGTGCTGAAATTCTAGTGATTCCCCAAAACCTGAATGCATCTAAACTGGTAATACTGTTGCCTTCTTGTAAAAACGAAAGGACTTTATCTTCTTGTGACATAGTATGTCTCCTTGTGATGTGTCGATTTTAAAAACGAGAATCATCAGAATCGGCATCGATTAACCGTCCTGATTCGCGGTTGTACCTCAGTCTTCCTGCCCATCCAACTTGACCAGTAAAACGGTTCTTTAAGACCACAAGCTCCCTAGTGTCATCTGTTGGGTCCTCAGCGTTTACTTGAAGACCAATACAAAAGTCAGCAAGTTGTGCA